ATAATCGTTTTAAATTATTAGAAATGCATGTGGAGTTAGACCTCCCAGGTTTTGAACATAAAGATGACGATGACGAACCAACAGGGATTGCACTTCCTTACGTTGTAACTATTGAAAAGGGTACTAATACTATCCTAGCTATTCGTCGTAACTGGAGACCCGAAGATGACACTCATCAGAAGAGAAACCATTTTGTCCATTATCCGTACATTCCAGGCTTTGGCTTTTATGCTTTTGGGCTTATCCATCTTATCGGCGCTTTTGCTAAGTCTGGCACTTCTATTATCAGACAACTTGTTGACGCTGGTACATTATCGAATTTGCCAGGCGGTTTCAAAACCAGAGGTTTGCGAATTAAGGGAGACGATACCCCGATTGCCCCAGGTGAGTTTAGAGACGTAGATGTACCTAGTGGAACAATGCGTGACAATTTGTTACCACTTCCATATAAAGAACCAAGTCAAGTTTTATATTCCTTATTAGGAACGATTGTAGAAGAGGGTCGTAGGTTTGCTGGCTCTACCGAGTTGTCAGTATCGGATATGAGCGCAAATGCGCCAGTAGGAACAACTCTAGCAATCTTAGAGAGAACTCTTAAGACGATGAGTGCGATACAAGCCCGTATCCACTATTCGATGAAGCAAGAGTTTCGGTTATTAAAAGACATCATCCGTGATTACACTCCAGATGAGTATGGCTATGAGCCTGTAGAAGGCAGCCGTATGGCTAAGCAATCAGACTATGACATGGTCTACGTGCTTCCAGTCTCCGATCCCAACGCGGCTACTATGGCGCAAAAAGTAGTGCAGTATCAAGCTGCTTTACAACTAGCCCAGACTGCTCCGCAGCTGTATGACTTGCCACTATTGCATCGTCAGATGTTAGACGTGTTGGGAATCAAAAACTATCAGAAATTGGTACCGATGGCTGAAGATATGAAGCCAACCGATCCAGTAGCTGAGAACCAAAACATCCTGAAGAACAAGCCAGTCAAGGCTTTCATTGAGCAGAATCATCAGGCACACATTGGTGTCCACATGGCAGCAATGCAAGATCCAAAGATTCAATCGATTATTGGCATGAACCCACAGTTAGCTCAGCAGTTACAAGCGGCGATGATGGCTCACGTTAATGAACATATTGGCTTTGAGTATCGCTTACAAATTGAGAAAACAATGGGCATGCAGCTTCCTCCAATGCCTAAAGATGGAGAAGAGCCAACACAAATGTCGCCAGAAATGGCAGATCAAGTTGCACAGATGGCAGCCGCTGCTTCACAGCAGTTGTTAATGCAGAACCAACAAGAAGCACAGGCTCAGCAAGCACAGCAACAAGCCCAAGACCCAATCATTCAAATGCAGCAGCAAGAGTTGCAGATTAAAGCGGCTGAGCAGCAACGCAAAGCAGCTAAAGACATGATTGATGCACAACTTAAGCAAGAACAAATTGCTGTAGAACGAGAAAGAATCAAAGCTCAACAGCAAACAGCAGGAGCACAAGCAGCTATGAAAGCAGCAACTGATAAAGAAGCTCGCGACGCTGCACAAAAAGTAGAAGGCAGTAAAGCAAGTCTAGAGATGTTAAAACTTCAACAGACACTTGCAAATCAGAGGGGAATTGCCGAGAGGCAAACAAAGAAAGGTAAATAATGGAAGCTGATAAGGCTTTTGGCATATTAAAACGTCAAATTGACGACAAAGTTTTGCAACTCCAAGAAGCTCTCGCAGATGGTCGCGTAGAAACTTATGACGAGTACAAAAAAGTGTGTGGCGAGGTGAGAGGTCTCCTTACTGCACGTAACTACATAACCGACCTTAATAAAACAATGGAGAACTCGGATGAGTGACCAACAAACGGCAGTAGATTTAAACAGAGCAGTAGATTTAAGCGCATTACTCAATAAAGAAGCAGAAGAAAGAGCATCACAACTACCTAAACCGCAAGGCTATCGTATTTTGTGTGCCCTACCAGAGGCAGAAGAAGCTTTTGATAGCGGTATTCTCAAGTCTGATGAAACCCGTAGATATGATGAACTCTTAACAACCGTGCTTTTTGTGGTTGATATGGGTCCTGATTGCTATAAAGATTCAGAACGTTACCCTACAGGCCCCTGGTGTAAAAAAGGCGATTTTGTTTTGGTACGACCCAATGCGGGCACACGTCTGGTTATCCATGACCGTGAGTTCCGTTTAATTAATGACGATTCTGTGGAAGCCGTTGTACAAGATCCACGCGGCATTAAACGCAAATTTATCTAGGAGATAAAACATGGCTGAAATGCAAAAAGAAGAATATAAGTTTCCTGACGAAATGGAAGAAGATAAGGGTAAACCCGTAGATGAACTAGAAGAAGGCTTTGAAGTTGTTGAAGTTGACGACACTCCTGAAGAGGATCAAAATGTAAAGCCTTTACCTAATGAGATCAAAAAAGACCTAGAAACTGCTGATACGTCCGCAGAATACTCTAAAAATGTAAAGGATAAGTTTACACAATACAAAAAAGCTTGGCATGACGAGCGTAGAGCAAAAGAAGCAGCCTTACGTGAGCAGCAAGAAGCGCTGTCTGCAGCGCAAGCGATTCTGGATGAGAATAGGCGCTTAAAAGAAGTTCTGCAAAGTGGTGAAAAAGAACTAATTTCTAGCTATCAAACATCTGCTGAGTTAGAAGCATCACAGGCAAGAAAAGCCTATAAAGAAGCCTATGATTCTGGGGATTCTGATGCACTTGCAGAAGCTCAAGAAGAAATGATGCGGGCGCAACTTAAACTTGACAGAGCAAAAAATTTCAAACCCACTGTACAAATTACAGAAAATGATGTAAAACTACAAACAAAGCAGTCTCAGCAGCCTGCACAAATGGATGATAAAGTTGCTGAATGGGTGGCAAACAACCCCTGGTACGTTGATCCAGAAAAGAAATCAATGAGTAAGTACGCTGTATTTATTCATGAGGAACTTGAAGAAAAGTTTGGTAGAGCATTTATTGGTACGGATGAATATTTCAAACGTATTGATACAGAAGTAAAACGGCGCTTTCCAGAAGAATTTGCCGACATTCAAAACGAAGAGGAAGAAAAGCCTCAACGTACATCTAGGTTAAGTACGGTCGTAGCTCCTGCGAAACGCAGTACATCTTCAAAAAAGATTGTATTGACTAAAACGCAAGTGGCTTTGGCTAAGAAATTTGGCTTAAGCCCAGAGCAGTATGCCCGTGAACTTAATAAATTGGAGTCCTAAAAATGGCAACAAACAGATTACAAAGAGAATTAGAAAGTCGTACCCAGTCAGAACGACCAAAGCAGTGGTCGCAACCTGAGCTTCTCCCTGAACCAGATAAGCAGCCTGGATATGCCTACAGATGGATTCGTGTTTCAACGCTTAACACTTCCGATCCTCGCAACCTCTCAGCGAAGTTAAGAGAAGGATGGGAACCTGTAAGACTTGAAGAACAACCCAAATTTCAACTGCTAGCTGATCCCAATAGTCGTTTTAAAGACAACGTTGAGATTGGTGGATTGTTACTTTGCAAAACTCCACTTGAGTTTGTTGACCAGCGTAATAAACATTACTCTGACCAAGCAGATGCTCAAATGAAGGCTGTAGAGAACACTCTTATGCGCCAGAATGATCCTCGTATGCCTCTCTTCAATGAAGGGAAAGTTACGGTGGGTTCTTTTGGTAAAGGTGGTTAATTTTTTAATAATTTAGGAGATTTATTATGGCTTATCCAAGCGTAACAGCTCCCTACGGCTTACGCCCAATCAACAGCGTGGATGGCAAACCCTACGCTGGTGCAACCCGTCAATTGCCAATTGCGAGTACTTATAACACTCCAATTTTTAACGGGGATATTGTAGCTTTAGTCGATGGCGGCACTATTGCAGTATCAGGCGTTACAAACGACTCTACAACTTCAGCTGCTAACTACACTTATGGTGTATTTATGGGCTGCCAGTATGTAAATGCTCAAGGTCAAACAGTTCAAGCTCAGTACTACCCAGGTAATGCTGCTGCAACATCTGCTATTGGCTACATTGTTGACGATCCTATGGCTGCTTTTCAGGTAGCTGTTGTATTTGCAAACAGTGTTGTAACAACCGTTAACCAAAGCATTGTTGGTGTAAACATGGCAATCGACCAAGGTACAGGTAGCACTATTACTGGTAACTCTGGGTTTGGTGTTCTTGTTGCTACCAATGACGCAGGTAACGCAGCAACCTTGCCAGTTCGTGCTGTCTCTGTAATTCCAGAAACCGCTACTGGTACAAACGCCTTCACTGAAGTAGTAGTGAAGTTGAACAATCCGCAAATTCTCCGAGCTACTGGCTTGGATTATGCAGCCTAATAGGAGCTAAAAAATGGCTATTTCTCGTGCCCAACTACTTAAAGAGCTCCTCCCAGGCCTGAATGCTTTGTTCGGTTTGGAGTATGCTCGCTACGGTGAAGAACATAAAGAGATCTATGAAACAGAGACCTCTGAGCGTTCTTTTGAAGAAGAGACCAAGCTGTCTGGCTTCTCAGCTGCACCAGTCAAAAACGAAGGTTCTGCCATCGCTTATGACAATGCACAAGAGGCTTTCACAGCTCGCTATACC